AGAGCCGTCATTTGCTAGCAATTGAGCATTTGTACCCGTTGTGGCTGCTGCGTAATCAGTGCCTGCGGATGCCGCTGCAATCACACCAGAAGAAGCTTTTAGTAATCCCGTCGTTGTTGCGGCCTTGATTAGCTTTCCTGACGTGCTGTCAAACAAAGCAATCTGATTATCAACCGATGATGCCGGACCATCTACATCACCGCCGAGTGCAGCAATGCTTCCTGCCGTGATTTTGAAGTTAGCACCACTACGCGCTACAGGAATTTCATCCGTTGATTGCGCCGGATTGCCACTGGTTAATGCAGAGATCTTGGTATCTGCCATGATCACTCCAACTCAAATCGATTATTTGGGGCTGTGCCAACTTCTTGAACCAGATAACCAGAAGTCTCAAGAATAATAAAACTTCCAGATGGCGGTATAACACCAGCAAAATCATCTATGACGCTTGGACCGCTAACACCAAGACCTACCAAGGTGCTGGTATTAGCGGCTGATACCCCTAGTGCATAACCAGACGAGGTATTCGCCTGATTTGAAACACCAGAATAACCAACAGTCATTACTGTCCAACCCCGGCTTGCACCACTGTCATAGTTGCCGTTCCAGATCCAGAATTAACCGTAAGCCTTATGGCTGTTACCGGGAAGGCATAGTTTCCGTCTGCATTTACTGCTGATGACGCAAGCGTCGCATGGTCATACCAAGTGCCTGAGCCTGCGCTGTACCCATTTGCCCATACGTCATCAAAAGTATGCTGCACAGTGTAGTTCACGGTGCCGCTCACCTTTACACCAATACCTACATTGAAAGGCGTCACAAATAGCAACATAGGTATAGGGTTCGTTGATCCAGAAGCCGTTTTGGATACCGTTATAGGACGCATGGTCCTCTCCTATTAGGAATCAGCGAAGGGCGTAGCAACCGAGCCAGAGCCAAGTGCAATACCGTTGACCATGTACTTATTCGCAGCAATAGCAACGATCTGGACCCAAGAGCCCGCAACACCACCGGTGGTCGTGCCATTGAAGTTAATGAAGTCATTGGTCGCGCCAGCCGTATAGGCCACAAGCGCATTGGAAGAATCGGTATCAACACCAAGGATCGTACCGACAAACTTGTCAGTGCCGTCTGTGCCGATTTTCAACGAAGATGTTGCAATCGTCGTGGGCACCCAAATCGTATATACAACGCCCTCGTTGTTAGCCGTATTGGGATCATTGCCAGGGCCAGACGAAGATACGTTAGCCGAGGTATTGATTGCAGGAAGTGTCAGGACCACGTTAGCGGCAAGGGTGCCACCAACTGAAATAATCCGGCCTGCATGGGCAACTGGATTTAGTGTGGTGCTTGAAGTGATTTCAACAATGGTTGATGGGCCTTGTTGAAAGATACCGCCCAGCGAACGTACTGGACCGTCAAAGGTAGAAATAGCCATGTTAACTCCGCGTAGTAGCGCATCCCCATACCGTCTCTACTAAGTCTGCTAGGTCAGTCGGTATGAGTTAAATCCTAGTGGTACAAGCATACAACAAAAAAGGGGGTTTTCATACCCCCTTTTCTTTAAGCGCCCTGGCTTCCGAAGATGCCAAGTGGATCGCTTACTCCGAACGAATAACGTTCGCGGGCTTTGTAGCGAACATTACCGGTGTCAAAGTCACCGTCCATTCCAGTCTGCATGGGTGTCCGCACGAAGTGCTTCAATCCATTTGGCACATCGGTGGTTAGGAACCAGCCGTTTGTGTCAGTCAAGAAGTGGTTAATGGTGTATCCCTCGGGGATTGAACCATTGTTCTTGATGGCGTTGATGTCGTTGTTGTTGGTGCCGACACGGAGTTCGGTTTCCAACAGACGCGTTGCCACGAACTGGAGGTTAGGAGGAACGATCAGCTTGCGTGGGCGAGCTGCAATCAACAGATCACGTTCGTCGGTCCAAGCTGCGATTTGAATGACTGCGTTTTCCAACGAAGTCTCATTCAAGTCTGCCTGGGTCGCGGGCGTGTTGCTGTTAACGCCACCGGATACAAGAGGATGCGATGTAGAGAACAGGGGCTGGCCGTCACCGTATGTAACGGTAGATGCCCATCCGTTGTTCAATACGGCTGCTGCTTTCACCTGCTTGGTATATGCCATGGCGCGTGCGAGTGCCTTGGTATAACGCGAGCTGAGCGAGTCATATAGGTTGTCTTCGATTGCCTCTTCGGTAATCGAGAAACCCATAGCGATCGTCTCATGGGTGTAGCGAGCAGTCCAAGCTTCCTGTGCGTTGTCATAAGCAATCGCACTGCCTTCGTTCTTGACCGGTGCAGCCGAGAATCCAGAGAGCTTGGTTTCCTCTTCAAACGAGCGCTCAGAGGTCTCCGTTTCGTAGATCTCTTTGTGCTCTTCGCCATAACGAGCATACTCCAGACCGAACAATGCGTTCAAGCCGGGGAGAAGCTCTTTCAGTAGTTGTGCGCGTGAAATAGCCATTTAAGTTTCCCCTTACAGTCCGACTGGGTTGTTGTACGCATGACCACCTGTTACAACGCCAGTCGCTTGCACCACATAGGCAGCATTGAACTTAACGATGATTTCAGGGTAGTACAGAGTACCGCTAGAAGTGAATGCCGTATCAGGCACCACATCGATGACTCTTAAAGGAAGAGTTTGAGTTGTTGCACCGCTTGCGATATCCACTGCATAACGGCTGTCCTTGGTCGTGGTGTTCAAGGTGTTTGCGACCATGGCTACGTTAAGACCGATGTCTGTATACGTAAAGCCTGATGTGGTCGATACAACCGTGGTTCCACTCACGCCGCATACCTGGAACAACTGATCCGGGTCTTCACAGATGTAAGCAACGATATACGTATTGCTTGCAATTGCCGTACCTGAAATCCATGCCTGCGAAAACGTGGGCTGGCCAGTTACCGCTGAAACAAACGTACAGCCCATGAACACACCAGCAAATCCAGTGACTGGAGCAGCCGTTGTCTCAGTACAAACAACAACGCAACCGTTGCTGTCAAACTTCACAGGGTCGCCAAAACCAATACTCGATGCGCTGGAATTTACAATCCGACGCTGACGAGTGGCTCCGGCAAACACCTGACCGCCGATCAAATTGATCGGGCGCAGACCATAAGGGCCTGAAATTGTCGGGTAAGCCATTTGAGTTACTCCAAATGAGGTTATCTTTTACCGAATCTGACCTCAGTTCGCCTGTCATTAAACAAAGGCATACGCGGGTCATTTTCGCGCATAAAGTTGCTGTCCACGCTCTTCATCCAATCATTAGCTTGTTTCAGGTAGTGCGTATTACGCTGATCTACCATCTCCATAGGAGCGCGGCACAACATCAATCCACCAATCTCAATGTTTCCGGTTTGAGGTCCGGTAGCGAGCAGGGCTCGGGTTACTTCTGGATAGTCTTCCCATTTACATGGCTCAAACCCATCTTGGTGACGGCTCGCAACATTCCTTGCGTCTGACTGCCCTAATACAGCAGTCCTTACCCAACGATGTCTCCAGCCATCTCTTGGAAGGGGGTCAGGTAACGAGCTTGGCGGTTTCCACTGCTTAGGACGTTCCGTATTTTCACGACTCTGTACTTCGCGGGATTCGCGGCTCATAGCTTTCCTTCCATCTTGAGTTTCGCCATATGTCTGGCATAGTCTTCTAGCGGCACACCTATACGTTTAGCCATACTGGCTTCAGACGCGGTCAGCTTTATTTTTTTAGGTGGAGAGCTGCGCGATGCCGGGGCAACCACCGTAGCAGGGCGTTTTGGCTTTTCCTCTGGCGCACCCTGATCGCCAAAGTATTCTGGGAATTTATCCCTAACGCGAGAATTTATTTTCTCGTAATACTCATCCGTAAGCGCGTAATGATCGCCATATTCGTAAGTTAATTCATTATGAACACCTACTGCAAAATGCGTCATTACCGTATTCGTCCCAGGCTGCTCCCGCGGTCCAAACCAAGGATTTTGGTTTTTCCACTTTTCAGCTTTAGGGTCGGTTTTACGAACTTGTTGCTCATTATATACAGGCTGTTCAACGGGTTGCAACTGTTGTTCAACATGAGGCTTAAAACTCTGAGCACGCTCAGATTTCATCATTGCCTGATTTAATGCTTTTTGCGCCGCCAATATTTGATCGGCGTCTTGGGTTTCTACCGCATTTTTATACTGTTTTTCTGCTTCTGCTAACTCCTTTTGCATCGCATATTGAACAGTTTTAATTAACGTGCTTTCCCCGTTAACTAATTTTTCCTTTAGTTTTGCGTTTTCTTCAGCTATTTGCTTAGCATAATTTAATGCCGCCTCGCGCTCTCTTGCGGCTTCCTCTTTTGCTCGCCTTTCGTCGTGATAACCATGTTTTAACTGTTGGATACGCTTTTGTACTTGCTTGGAATATTGATTAATCTCGTCATCAGGAATTTCTGCTGGGTCAACATCCAGTGTTTTTGCGTTTCTGTCCTCTGGGGGCCTGTCATCAACAACTTCAATTTCTACGTTGTCGTCCTCAACTTCAACTTGAATCTTTTCTTCTGACATATTTACTCCTTTAAGCGCGGGTATAACCGCGTGGGTCCTGCACAACACCTTCTACAGTGTCATCATTGATTAAGCGGAACTCTCTTCCGTGGATTTTGAACCTTGTGCCTGAATAAGCCCTGACTAAAACGAAATCTCCTTCTTTACACCAAGGGCCCGTAGGAAATTTGGCGGGATCTTTGTAGCAATCCTCGCCCATTTTGATGACAAACAGACAAACCGTGCTGAACTCTTCAATTTTTGCTAAAGAATCAGGTTTTAAAATGCCATTTTCAAACTTATCTTCTACTTCCGGGAGCGCACATAACATGCGATAGCCTGTTGGAACAGGTAATTGTGTTGCTTGTTCAGTCGTCATCTTGATCCTTAAGATGTTTTGCAAGGTCTTGGGTTATGCGCCTTGCAACCATAAGACCTTGAATCTGGCCGCAGACGAATTTATAGTCCTCAAAGGACTTGGCGCTGCCATCGTCT